GAGACTAATGTTATACCTACCCCACCACATAATGTAGTGCGTATAGGGGTGGCATTGAATAGCACTAATAATGGCAAGATATTTGTAAAGCCTTCACAAGCGATAGGGCAAGATACCACATTCGCAGCACCTTATAATTCAAACAAGGTAGCCCCTACACAAAGGGCAATTGGTACGTATGTGCGAAAGATTGTTAAAGATACGGCAAGTGCGTTGAGGACTGCAATAAACAGCAAAGGCACAGTTACATCTATTCAATTAGTAGGCGGCACAAATGTAACTATAACCCCTACAACAGCAATTACAACAAGTGGCACATATACTATATCTGCTACAGGTGGTAGTAGTACCATAGTTAAAGCTAATGAGTTCAACATGCTATATAAGGCTAATGGCGATACTACAATTCGTGGTACAACTAAGGTACGAGTTGACACAACCGATTCACGCATGGAATTTGCATTTGACACAACTACATCTACCGTAACCACCGACCCACATGGAGGAGTAAAAATATGGGGTAGTAATCGTATGGGTATGGGTGCGGTAAGGATAAATGATACTGTATCAATACCAGCAGCACTGCAACGGGCTATAAATACACAGATTACAAGTACGCTTATGCCTAACACAACTCTTATAACAGGGGCAGCGGCTACAGGTAATTATAGCATAGGCGGTCCAGTAAGTATAATGCCTACAAGTTCACCGCTACTTACTAACGTTGTGAGTGCATACAACAGCACAATACAGCATTTAAACTATACCAAGTTGGTAATAACTACACAAACAGGAGCAAATATAGCAGCAGGAATAAGATGCAACTCTAATTTGCAACCATTAGGTATAATTACAGGTAACACAAAGTTTAGTGGCGGTGGCGGTAGGGGTACATTTACATTTTCGTTCCCTACTTACAATGCAGGGCAAAGAATATTTGTCGGCTACAGTTCTGTTATATCACAACCATTAGTTGACCCTACAACCTTTTTAGGGGCTAATAATGGTTTAGGAGTTGGCAAAGATGCGGCAGATACAACACTGCAATTTTTCAATAGCAACAGCGTAACCGTACCAACAAAGGTTAATACAGGTGTCACACCTAATGCCGAAGATGTATATAGAGTAACAGTTTATGTTGCACCTAACAGCACATACTATATACAATTAGAAGTAATTAGTAAGTCAGCACCAATAAGGGTAATTACTTATAATCCCACTACATTTGTACCACCAGTAGGTATTAAAATATACCCAATGCAGTGGATTAATAATGCAGCCACAGCCGCAGCTATTCAGTACGGTTTTATTTACGCTATGGAAGAAATATACTAACTATGATACAGATACAGCCAAGAGAATATACCACAGGGATTGCAACACTATTGCACGTAACAGCCACTATTGCAGATGGTAGCGGCTCGATTTGGTACAAGCTATTAGATGATAACCATAAAATAGTAACCGAAGGCAATTTACCAGTTGATACCGAATTTGCACTGGCGTACAACGGTAGCGAAATAATGGCAGGTAATTACATAGCTAATTATTTGGGAGTTGTGATTTTATAACTATATTTGTCAAAACTAATTTAAGTAGCAAATGTCACCCAAGGAAGAAACGGTACTTACCAAAAAAATAACAGGCATTACATGGGGTGTAATTATTACCATTACCACTATTACAGGCGGTGTGCTAACAATGGGAGTTAAGGGTTACACCAACATACTTTATGCTATTGAAAGAAATAACAGCGATTACAGACAGGTACAGGAGCAAATTAAGTACATGGGTAATGATGTAAATAGGCACGAACAACAGATACAATATTTAATGACAAATAAAACTAAACAATGAAACTATTTAATTGGATAGGTAACGCATTGAGTGAGAACGGTAGCCCAAGTAGTAAGAGGTTATTCGGTTTTATGTTTGTGATTACAACTTGCATAGTTGTGATGTATCAAGTATTTCACAGTATGAAATTAGATACCTACATTTACTATCCTATGCTTAGCATGATTGCACTATTAGCAGGTGTAGCAACCGTACCACAGTTAATTAAGTTGTGGAGAGGTGGTAATGATAAAGACGATACTAAGAGTGAGTAAAGATGTGTGTTTAGTGTGTAGCCCCTGACCGTTGTGTGTTTCGGTTGGGGGCTTTTTTTATTAAAATACTTTACTATCTTTGCAAAAACACACACAAACACATGGGAGCAACTACCAAACAGCTACAAGACAAATTAAACATGGCTAATAAAACAGTAGCCGAATTGATGGAGCAAAATGCCCTACTTACTGATGACTTACAAAATGCCAATCACGATATTGACAAATTAATTAAATCGGTGAACGATGTAACAGCCGAAAACTACGCATTAAAAGCCGAACTGCAAAGGCTTACCGAAATGTACGATATGCAAGTTAAACTGGTAACAGCAAATGAAACACAACAACCGTTAGTCGTCAACCATTATCATAATTGTACGATTAATAAGTAAAAATGTTTTAGGGTTAAAAATGGGGCTGACTTATTCTTAGGTTGGCTTTTTTGTTTATATTTGCGTCATGACATTCACATCAAATAACCACCCCAACGATAAGTTTTTTGCAGCACTGTTATTAGGCTGCATATTGTGTATAGCTGCATTTTTTATATTGGTATCTAGTAGCTGCAAAAGTGCCGAAAAGAAACAAGCTAAATTATACGGCAAGTTTGACAAACTGAAACGCAAAGCAGATGCCGACAGTGTGTTAAAGGTAGTGCCGAGTAAATGGAGTTTGGCAAATTTCCCTGTCAAATTAAGCGGAACGAAAACCGTTTATTTGCCGAGTAAGAAAATTATTACACATGATACGGTAACTAAAATAAGTCAAGTTAATGACACCGTTTACTTGACAAAAACCATTACTAAGCATGTACATCAAGTTGACACGCTACGCACAACCGACACAATACTTGATAATAGACCATTGACGCAATTACAGACCGATTACAGGGCGTTAGATGCCAAGTTGATACAATCTATCACTAAGGCGGAGATTGCCACAGAAACGAAAAATAAACAGCGTGGTAAGTTATTATGGTCAATAGGATTGAACATACTTTTAATACTGCTGATAATTGCACATTATTTGCGTAGATTTGGGATATTGAATTAGTCAAGTCGTTTTAATGGTAAGACGGCACATTTGCTGATACGAGTTCAAATCTTGTCTTGACTAAGGTTTTTTCATAAGGATTAATTTTCCCTGACTATTTCTATAGTTGGGGTTTTTTATTCCAAATTAATGTTGTAGATTTGCAATTCAAAAGGTATTCAAGGGACTACACCGCACATCTGATGTACGAACGTAGGGTAAAATATTGAGTACCTTTTACCTTATTTCCTGTCGTAAGATAGCACCCCTATAACGTTACCCATATTGGTCTATGGTTGAGGGTTTACAAAATCAGAGTTTTCGACTTCCGCTGATTGTAACGTATAATATTAGCCTACCTTTATTGGTGGGCTTTTTTATTTACCTTTACCGCACAATAAGTGTAAGCATATAATTTGACATTGCAATAAATTAGTAATAATATACCTTTACATTATGAAAGACGCAATAAGCATACAGCGAGTAACTACACTACACCCATTAGTGCGTGATACCTTTACTAAGTTCATACAAGCCGCAGAAAGCGAGCTAAATATAACGCTAAGGGTAACACATGCACTTAGGACAATAGCCGAGCAAAACGCACTATATGCGCAAGGGCGTACAACAGCAGGTAAGATAGTTACAAATGCTAAAGGCGGGCAATCGTTTCACAACTTCGGACTTGCCATTGACGTAGTGGAGTTGGTAGGCAAAACTGTAAATTGGAACTTTGATTATTCCAAATTAAAGCCCATTGCAGACCGTTTCGGCATAGAGTGGGGCGGTACATGGAAGTTTGTAGATAAGCCCCATTTTCAAATTACATTTGGATATGATAAGGCTACCCAATTAGCAGTATTGCCAAAAGATAGTAAAGGCTACCCAATAATAAAATAATAATTTCAACCTACTTAAATTTGTGTAGTTTTGCAAACATTATTCACATAACTGCAAATAATGGCTAATCAATACACAAAAAGTAAGTATGAGTATTTGAATGATGAGATTATAACGGAACTAAATTCAGGCGGTTCAGCAGCAGGTACAGCCCGAAAAATAGTAGATAAACATAAACTAGATGTAACCCCCGAAGCGTTTAGGCTACATATTAGAGCATTACAAAAGAAACAACAACACCCACTATTATCAGATGAATGCGAACAATTAGGAATACCGCTAGACGATGTTAAACATTATTGGCATAAGGGCAAAAGTTTTTCTATTTTTGTTAAGGGCGAACAAGTTAGCTATGAAGATATACGCAATTCTATCATAGCAGATATAACCAACTATGCACCGATATACCCAACCATACAATACAATCAAGACAGCGAAGGTTATCTGCTAGTAATAGACCCAGCAGATATACATTTAAATAAACTATGCAGTGCGTTTGAAACAAATGACGCATGTAACCATGACATAATATACAACCGAGTAATTGAGGGCGTAAAGGGGATTTTAGGGTACGTAAGGGGCTTTAAGATTGACCAGATACTATTCGTAGCAGGTAATGACATACTCCACGTGGATAGCCCTAAAAACACCACTACATCAGGTACGCCACAAGATGCGTCTATGATGTGGTATGACGCATTTGTACTAGCTAGAAAACTATTAACCGAGTGCATAGAATTACTACTACCTATTGCACCTGTACACTTTCAGTATAACCCCTCAAACCATGATTTTACAAATGGGTTTTTCTTAGCACAAACAATACATGCGTGGTTTGCGAAATGCGAAAACATTACATTCGATACCTCAATGGCACACCGTAAGTACTACACATACGGTCAAAACATAATCGGTACTACTCATGGCGATGGAGCAAAAGAAACGGATTTGGCGTTATTAATGGCACATGAGGTTGGCGAAAATTGGCACAAATGCAAACATAGATACTACTATACCCATCACATACACCATAAGAAGTCAAAGGAATATATGAGTGTATGTGTGGAGTCGTTACGTTCGCCAAGTGGTACTGACGGTTGGCATCATCGCAATGGGTATCAACATGCACCAAAGGCGATTGAGGCTTTTATACATAGCAAGAATAACGGTCAGATTAGCAGGTTAACCTACATATTTTAAATGAAATAGCCCACTATTTAAGGTAGTGGGCTATCAATTTACTTTGTGTTTATTTCCCTTTGCAAGTACCAAATAGCTTTATTAATATCTTGTTCTTTATTCCCTTTCCTATCAGCACGTAGCAGATACTTTAAAGCGTTACCCATGTTAAAATTTAGCTTAAAAGCATCAATAATATCAATTACCTCATACCCATCTACATTGTAGTGTTTCGGGTGGTTTACCATGTCGGGCTGTTCACTCATTTTATATTGTTTAAAAAGTTATCGAAATCATTAACATTGTTTGCTTTATGTGCAACTTCTAGTCCAAAAAAATACGCATCTCTTACCATTTCATAAACCACACCAGCAAGCACCATTTTAGCCTGTATTTCGGCTTGTATTTCCTCATGTGAGGTAATCTCTACAAATGGTTTGTTTTGGGCTTGTTTTAGCTTATTAATCAGCAGTTCGGCTATTTTACGTTGTTGGGTGGGTGTCATTGTTTATGTTTTTTAAGTATGTTCATTGCATCGTTTAGCACACTGATTGTAAATGCTAACAGTATGCAGTTAAGTAATATTAAGCCTATTATAATTTGCTGCATTATTTACCGTTTAGTTTGGTTATGTAATCTTGATATTCGGCTTCGGTGGCTGGTTCAATACCTTCACTATATGAAATCAAAGTGTGCCATTCATCAAATCTTGTGTTTTTGACATACACAAACACACCAACATTTTTATATTCAACCTTAGCAACAAACTTTGTCGTTTGGCTTTTCACATACTTTGGCAAATCGTAAATGGTCAAACCTTCCCACCACTTTAAGGGGCGAAATAAATGAGGATAATCGGGGCAAAAAGTAACCCACCTGTGCGGATTAGTTTCATCTTCATGACCCCAACAATCACTACATAATGCGTGTACTTTAGGGTACAAAATATCCCCTTTAAACAAGTGCGTAAAATGTGGCATTGGTGCTACTACCTCGTATCTGTTATTGTTCATTCCAATTCGATTTAAGTGTTTCCAAATGTTGTATTGCCTTATCGCTTTCCTCACGTATTACACGTATCATATCGTCTGCTAATGGTGGCGGTATCTGCTTAGTTTTACCCTTACAAATGTCATATACATATTGTGGGTGTACTTTTAGTACCATCTTATCCCATAGCTTGATTGCTTTAAAAATGTCGTTAATTCTCATTAGTTTGTGTATGTTTTGGTGAAGTAATTTTATTTGCTAAATTTTCCCATGCCTGTTCAGGGGTGTTAAACTTTATGGTTATATCGTCCCCGCCCTTTTTGTTTTTGATATAATACCTAAAAGCGTGCGTTTCCGATACGTTGTAATCCCATTCGCAATATGCCATAGGGTACACCGATAGTACCTTTTCTTTCGCTGTCTGTGCCATGTGTTATAATTTTTCACAAAGATAGTCTAATCCACCGAATAAACAAATAAAAATATTTTTTTACAAAAGTTTGTAGTTTCAGAATTGTTTTGTACATTTGCTAAACAAAACACAACAACACATGAATAAGCACAAAGTAACCGTAACATTTAATCATCTACTTTCAGACCGAATGATGAAAACACCAACGTTTGTACGTTTATTTGGTAGAATACCCGAAATATCTAATTATACAGCACTACCAAATCAAGAATATACATTCATAGCTAACAATACTCTTATGGGTGATATTCGTACAATGAGCAATGTTTTTACTTGCGTTCAATCAGTTTCATTTTCTAAAATATAAAAACATGCCAACATTTGAGCAAATGCAGTTTTCACAGGAAGTCAATCAAGGTCAAGATTTCGACAGTACAGACACTAGCAAGGTAGACCAATACAAGCCATATAATTACGATTGTGGCAGCTACACACACCGATACAGTAGACGGTGGACAGATTTAGATGCAGACAGTAACGAACAAGATTTTGACAATTAATTTTTAACCAACTAAAACAACACAAAATGAGCGCATTTACCAATTTACTAATGTTCGCCACAGAACTAACACCAGTGCAAAGTAAACGTTTCCTTGACCTACTTTCAGCACACATCACAGAGGAACAAAGGCAGGTTAATTTACTACTTGCCGACACATCAGCAGATAGCAAACCCTTTGAAGTTGTCGCCATAGCAGGTACAGCAGATACGTTATTATCTAACCCACATCAAACAATCGAAGGATGCTAGACATACAAGTAGAAAGCCCCGAAGTACTAAAGATATTGGGCTATATCGTAGCGATTGTAGTAGTGTTTTTTACCATAGCTATAATGGTTGAGGGCAAAAGCACTAAGCGCAAAAAACAACACAATATTTTTGATGAAACGGATATATACTAACATGATACCGCAACAAATAGAACTAATAGCCTACACCGTAATGGCACTAATCGGTATTATTTACTTACTAAAAAACAATAAAACAAAATGACACAAAAAGAAATTAAAAACAACCTACCAAGATTACCGTATTGGGTAGTAAATTCTAAAGCAGAAGACCCCAAAATAATTAAAGACGATAATTGCGATACCGTTTGTACCGTAGATACGGAATGCGGTATAATTGTAGATGTTGCAATTACTAATGGTATATTATCAGCCATTAACAACACATACGGCAAGGGCATCAACCCTGAGAGTGTGCCTGATATGTTTAATGCGTTGCAATCACTACATAGGGATTTAATTAATTATGGAAGCTATAAATCAGCAGAAATTATACAAAACATTCTAAAAAACGCAACACTATGACACGTAAACGCAAACACGAACTATTTGTAACATTCCACTACCACACCGCAAGACGCAATAAACGCAAGTACACTAATCTATTCACCAACTTTTTAAACAACCTCAAATGCACATTTTCAAAGCAATCGAAAACAAACTAACAATAGTTACCACCAGCATTGAGCAGCGCAATTTCTTAACGTCTGTACTTGACTATATGCAGCAAGAACCAGCGTTACCGTTTAATAAGGATAGTGATACAGTATGTAAATGGCTACTATGTGGAGATTACATATTTTCATTTAGCAAAGATGCAACAGGGCTTAAATTTACAGACCTTGACCTAACCTTCACCATCAAACAACTATCCGCAATTTTTGGCAAACATAGCAGCACCGTACATCAGTTACTCAAACGACCTAACAACTGGAGCAGCCACAACATAGCAAGTAAAAATAAATGTGGTAAAGAGATAGTAGTTACTTTGAAGTTTAAATAGTATTTTGTACATTTGCGTATTATCAATTAAAAACACACAAACACATGGCAACAGAAACACAACAATTACAGTTAGTCAATCCACAAGACCTTTCGTTTGTAGACGAAAACATTTTAACAGCTAAACAGCTACAAAGCCTACTAAAGCACACCCCACCGCAATACGTACATACTAGACCTGCAAAGGGTGGTGGCACATGGGAATATGTATCGGGTGGGTATGTGCGTAAAGTACTTAACCTTATGTTCGGTTGGAACTGGTCATTTGAGATAGTAGATGAAAAAATACTACATGGCGAAGTAGTGGTAAAGGGTAAATTGACTTGTACAAGTAACGGCACATCTATAGTAAAAATGCAATTCGGCAATAAAGATATTATTTACAAAAAGTTGCAACAAGGCGAAACTGAAAGAGTACCGCTATCAATAGGCAATGACCTAAAGGCAGCAGCTACAGACGCACTAAAAAAGTGTGCAGCAGAAATAGGAATAGCAGCCGACATTTACAATAAACAAGACTTTAAAGCGGTAATGGTTGATACATCAGTAACAGACATTGAAGACCTTAAAGAACTGTTTGAAATGAAGCGTGAGGCAATGACCGCAGACCACATCAAAAACGCTGAACGCATAATCAACAACAAAGAAATAAAGTCATACAAAAAATTATTTGACCAACTAAAAGCACTATAATGAGCATCATAACTAACACACAAAGATTAGGGAATTTCACTAGCAGTAACATTTATAAACTGCTATCTAAAGCCAAAAACGGAAAGGACTTTGGCGCACCTGCATTAAGCTATATCGAAGAGTTGAACATAGAGCGTGAAATGGGGATACACTTAGGCAATGAAACAAGTGCAAGACCTTTAGACTGGGGTAAGCATTGCGAACAATTCGCATTTGACCACATCAGTACAGAATACATAATTACATCAGACATTACAACCGCACACCCTACATTACCATTTTGGGTAGGTAGCGCAGACGGTTACAAAGAAGATACCGTATTCGACCTTAAATGCCCTATGACTAGAAAATCATTTTTTGGTTTGGTAGCTGGCGACAATATCAGAAGTATGATAGATGGGTTTACACGCAATGAGTTTAAATATAAGGCACATACAGACGCTGAAAAATATTATTGGCAGTTAGTATCCAACGCTATTATTTTGGGCAAAAAATACGCTGAATTAATAGTTTACATGCCTTACCAAAGCGAACTACTAACAATCAAAGAGGCTGCAAAAGACTTTTATAATTGGATACATTACAGCGCAGATATTGAACTGCCATATTTGCCCGATGGTGGCAAGTTCCAAAACATAAATATTATACGTTTTGAAGTTCCGCAAAGCGACATTGACCTACTAACAGAATGTGTAACCGAAGCATCAAAATACCTCATTACACCATGATAATAACAGCAAAATATATAGAAGAGCAGTTTTGGTTAGAACGAAAGTATAAAGGAGTGCTAACAGTTGAGCGAATAGAGCAAGTAGTTTGCAGTCATTTTAAGGTGACCATTGAGCAAGTGAAGACAGGTAGCAGGCGATACAATATAACCGAGTGTCGGCATTTAATATGGTACTATTTGCGAACTACTGGAATGACATTGCAAGCCATTACCAATATGTACAATAAGAAAGACCATACAAGCGTAATCCATGCACTAAATAAAGTTGAAAGGTTACTGCAAAATGACGATGAAATGAAGTACAATATATCAGCAATTAACACACAGCTAAACTTACAGAAATGACCACTAACAGCCAATCAGAATTAAAGGGATTAGCCAAAGATTTACGAAGGCTTTTGTATCTCAATCAAGCGCAAACATTCACCATTCAATCAATACTAGCCAACCCAATTTGCCAACCGATACTGAAAGACATAATTAAAAAGCAAGTAAATGCAATGAATTATGTTAAGAATGAGATAAAAAGTAGGGATAAAGCAGATACATGGCAAACTATACAGAACGAATTGGATAGCGACCGCATGCACGACATTGCCCTACACATTGATTTTATCGCAGATATTGCCAACATTGCAGAAATAACCGAGATATTACAGGAACATTATAACGAACAACTAAAAACTAATCAAAATGCCTAAAATAGGACATATAAAAGTAAAAGTAGCACGTAACGCATATCATGTGATGGAACACATAGGGGATAAAAAATACAAAAAGATTGCCACACTGTACAAGTTTGCAGATACTTTGCCATACAGGAATAAAAAGTGGATGACACACAACGGTCAATTAAAGTATCGTGATTTTCCCGACCCAAAAGAAAAAACAACAACACCAATTAAAAGCCGTAACATTGCACCACCAAAACCAAAACGCACAAAGGTAGTACAGACGATGGAATGTACGCTTGCTGCTAAGGATAAAGCACTACAGCGAATTGAAACTAAAGAAGGGATAGTGATTGCCGAGCAAAATAGACCGCAAAAAGTAAGAGTGATAGTAGATAGTAAGACTAGCATAATGGTGTACCCTAATGAGGCGGAAAATGCCATTGCAAGGTTTAATAAACGGTATCAGCAATCACAAGAACAAAGCCACAACCACCAGCGCAAACCATTACCAAAATCAAAGGTTAAACAACAGCAATCAGATTTAATATTTTATAACTAACTAACACA